TAATTACAAATTGTTGAACTGTTTTATAATAATCCCTATCGTTTAAGCTTGCCTGTCTTATTGATGAATAATTAACTGAACTATAATCGTTACTTAAATCATTATACGAAACATTTAATCCCGCCGATATTTGTCTTAAAATACTTTTTATAAACGGGTCAAAAGCAGTTGTTGGGTGTGTTGTATCAAACTTCTTAAAGTCTGCACCACTTGGCAACTGTTGGATTGTCCCCGCTTCTACATTCATCATTGGATTAAAACCGTCGCTAGATGTATCTTCGCCTGTATAAGCATCGCCTGTTGGACTTGTTATAAATCCCATTGCGCTTGCATTAACTCTTGACGCAACGAGTTCAGCTTCCGCGTATGCGTGAAGCATTTTTAATTCTTTTAAAACACTTGCTATTGGACTATACCCTCGCGATTGATTTGCACGTTCAGATATATAAATATGTAATAAATTTTCAGCGCTTACTCTTTCACTTCTTTTAGTCCCAGAGTGCATAAAATATTCATAAGGATTTTTTTCAAATAAATAATATGCAATTGGTCGTCTCGTTTGATTATCAAACTCAACGCCCATTCTAATTTCGTTCTTGCCGTTATGTCCGTTTCTGTTTTCGTCAATTAAATCACAATCTAAAAAATTGATTGCAAATTTAAAATCATTATCTGCATTTTCAACAAATTGTATTAAAACTTCGCCGTCGGTAAATAAAGTTTGTACTAATAACATTTGCATATCCAACCAACCTAATTTTCGAGATATGTCGCAGTTATCTTTACCTATCCATCTTCTCCAACGGGACTCAATAATATTATTTGCAATATAATCTAAATTCTGATCTTTATCTTTTGATCTAACTTGCAATTTAATTCCATGAGAACCAATAACGTTTGTTTTCATTAAGTTTATATAACGTCTAACAAACTCGTTATTTCTTGATAAATCCCTACATCTATCTCTTAATTTTCTTATGTCGTTTTTTAATATGTCGTCAATTGATCTTGTTCCACTTACAAAATCATTCATTAAACGGTTATTGCCCGCACCGTCGAAACCTTTTCTTTTAAAATTATTTTTATTTCTATTCCAAAATTGATACCATTTTGCCATTTTTTAGTTACCCTTTAGTTACCCGTTCTATATCGTCTATTTTTATGATGATCGTAGTAACCAAGAGTCGCTGTATTGCCAAAAGATACTTTAATAGTCGAACCTGAACCGTCGCCGTTTTCATTTCTCATCTTATTAAGTTCTCTATTGTATTCTGCTTTATAATAATTTCGCCATTCTAATAATTCTGAAACACTCAGTTTATTTAATGAACGTCCTTGTATTGAATAACTTGAAACATCTTTGTCTGCTTTACCCTCTAATAATGACTCGATTTTATCGAGCATTATTTTTACATGGGTTCGCGGGTCTGCGCTACTACTTGCCAAGTTGGGTTTAACCTCAACCTGACCTCGATCAACGGTAACTCTAGCACTATCGCTTGAACGAGTAACGTAAGCAATAAAATGATACTTGCCCGCAGTTATACTCGCAGTTGTTGAAGCGCTTAAAGTAATTAAATAATCGTCGTTGTCGGCGGTTGCGTTCACTGTAAAGGACGCACCCGTACTCTCTAATCTAAAATAATATGTTAGAGTGTATGCTGAATTCGAATAATCCGTGTTTAAATCTGTTATTTTCCATGTTGCCGTATCTCCTGAATAGATCGTATATGGAATTTTTTCTTGAACTGTTGTTAATACATTTGTCATTTAATCTCGCCAATTAGTTATAAAATTATTTTTTATTCTTGTTTTTTGTGGTTTTTGTTTAGGTTTTTTTTCCAAACTATTTTTAATTTTTTCTAAGTCTGCATTTAAAGATATAAAAGATATATAAGCATAAATAAAACAATCCCAACTTTCATTTCGTTTTCTTATCTGCACCCATTCTCTAGTTGCAACACCTTTTATATATTTTGTTTTAATTCTCTCAGATTGTAATTGTGCAAAATATTCTAAATCTAAATGTTTTGGAAAGTGAACATAACCATTACCAGCTTTTTCGATCTTCATTCTTTGTAAAACAATATCTTTTGCACTATCAACGCCAACTGCGAACAACGGTGTTTTCATAATGTTGTTTGTACTTGCACGTCTTGGAAAAATTGGTCTGTTTCCCGTTACACCTTTAATTGCATATACTCTACGACTTACTTTATTTTTACAAAAACTATAAACTTGGTTCGTATAATAACCTGAGTCTATGCAAGCGGAAGAAATTAAAAATTTCTTACCGCCTTGCCGCGTGTAAGTTCTTTTTAATTCCTGATCTAGTTTTAACCATATCGAAGTAACAGACGGGTCGCCAAATATTACAATGTGATCTATAACCCAAATTTCCTCATTGAGTCCAATTCCTAAAATACTTAATTCAATTCTATTTGCCTGAACATCAATTCCCGCAGTTAATAACACAACGCCCTCAGGCATTTCGTCTGGTGTATAATCTTCGACACGTTCGTTTAAACTTAAATCTAAACCCGTGCCTTTATCTTCAAAAGATTCTCCCAAAGTTGTATTAATAAAAACTTTTAAAGTTTCTGGTAGTTTCTTTTTTTCTAAAAAATCTTTTGCTATATCCTCTAATCTTGACCAGCTAGAATAAAATTCGTTTAAATGAAAACCCGCAACGCCTGTAAAATTATCTGTTGGTTGCCATTGTCCTTTTCTAATTGCTTTCCATCTTTTGCTATCGTCCCACTTATCATTACAAAATCTGCAAGCATAATGAGTTTCGTGTAGTTTATCTTTATCAAACTTAACTTGTTTAAATTCTAAAACTTGAAGTTCTTTACACTCAGGACACGGAACATAAAATTTTCTTTTATCTGATATATTATATTCTTGTTCAATTCTACTTAGGCCTTTAATGGTCGGTGTAGAACACATTATAATTTTATTATTCCAAAAAGTAGTTGTTCTTTTAGTAGCAAGTGAAACTACATCGCCCTCGCTAACACTTAACTCAAATCTATCAATCTCGTCTAAGAGCAAAACTCTTATTGGTCTTGAAGCTAAAGAACTTGTACTATTAGAACCAACTAAACTTATATGTCCACCGTTAAAAACTTTATGTAAAACTGTATTGCCACTATCCCGTTCTCTTGGCGGTTTAACCTTGCCCATAAGTACGGGACAATCTCTTATCATCGCTGACAATCTATCTTTACTAAAAGATTGCGCCATTGATAGAGTTGGTTGAACCATTAAAATCGGACTTGGTTCATAGTGAATAAAATAACCTATTATATTTTCTAATAAGGTTGTTTTACCTACTTGCGAACTTGTCATAAAAACAACCCGTCTAACATTCGGGTCGCTAACAGCTTTCATCATGCCCTCTTGATAGTAAGCACGATTGATTAAATATTTACCAGCTTCGCTACTACTTTCAGGACTTAGGTAACGATACTTTTCCGCCCACTCGCTTATTGTTAACGGTTCTATCGGTTGGAATAGACTCAACGCTTTTAGAACTGTGTTGTGTATTTTTTGATGTTGTAAGTTCAATGTCCTCGCCTTTTGCTAGTTCGTTTAAAGCTTCCGCAATCTGAACGTTTAAGATGTTTTTACATACATCTATCCCGTTCTCTACTGCTAGAATTGGCGCTAGTTTATTGGGTATTGCTACTAATTTATTCTTACAAGATAAAACTAGGTTCGCCCATTGTTTATCAACTAGGTCGCGGTCAAGTAGATTACCCCGTTCTTTTTCTAAATTTAATTGTAATAATTCTGATTCGGCTATCGCTTTGTTTTTCCGCGCTTCTTCTAAGCTTATTAATTTATCTGTTTTATTATAAAGATGTTTAATAACATCTTGTATTAAATAATATTTTATTCTGCCACTTTGTTTTACAATAGGACACTTAACTAAAACCTGACCTAACTTACGTCGGTCAATATTTAATTCAGTAACCAATTGTGAAGCGGTCATCTGCAAAGGAATATAACTCATTATGATATATTAAAATAATTTCTATCGCTACAAAACATCAACCGTCAGCAAAATACC